TTTACACCACCTAACCATTTTTTCATCAAAGCCTCATAACATAGTGACTCTGGTGTCGTTCCACCGGCATTTATGTATTTCCATAATTTCTTTATCTTGGTTATCTTATCTTTCCGAGAATCATAACAAATGATAACTACTGGTTTGTCATCTTGAGTCCAACGGAAACTAACCACCACGTGAATGTTTCCAGCCATCTCAGCAGCCTTGACCATCGCAACGGCTGAAGTGATTGATTTAGATAATTTATTACCACTCATACTACCACTCGCGTCAATCGAAATATGTAGGTTAGCTTTGTTATATCTTTCAGTAAAGACTTGACTAAAGACATTACCATTATCAAACCCCAACTCGGCAATCAATCTCTTATTGATTTTACCACTTGTTTGACGGGTGTAAATCAAATCTTTCTCTTCACCACGAACTTTGAGTTTTTTACCCAAGATGGCACCCAAACGAAGTCCATCAGCAATTGCTTCTTCTTTACCACTTGAACGATAACTATAAGAATAATGATGAAGAAAGTGAAAAGCTTTTGAATCAATCAAAGCCTGAGTTAAGTCAGGAACAACCACTACTTTAGTTTTACTAAGACCTTCAGTACCACCGACTTCAACTAACTCGGAATTACTATTACCAAGAGCATCAACAATCTTCTTGTCATTTTTAGTCATCTTACTTTTTGGTGTCTTACCTTCAAGTAATTCTTTGGTTTTTTTGTAAATGTTCTCAATAGATTTCTTCATGGAATCTGATATTTCTTCACCTTCAGTAGGTTCTCCATCTTCAGGAGTCATTTCTTTATCACCACTATCTACTTCAGTTCCACCACCTTTATTATTAGATGAACTACCATTTTCTTCTTCACCTTCAGAATCTTCTTCACCTTCACCATTTTCAGGTTTTCCATCACCTTTATTTTCACCCACGAGTTTGAAAACAACATCACAAATAGACTTTGCCACTTCAATGACATCATCAGTAGATTTTAGTCTTGAGATGTTTTTCATATCCACCAAACGATAGATGTCCAATAGTCTTGGAAGAGCATTTAAATCAGTACCTTCATTAGTGAAGTTAACAATTCTAAACATATAAGATTCAAAATCAACATCACGATACATCGTGGATTTCAATCCTTTACCAATTTTTTTGTTGTTAAAGTACTTGGAGTACAAAGTGTGATAATAACCTTTATAACCAGGTGAAGATTTGAACACAATCGAATCAATTCGTCTATCTTCAATGTAATTAATCATCCCACGGAGAAATTCCATTCTCGCTGGAGTCAAATCCCAATTACGTATCTTGGTTAGATTTCTCACTTCTTTGAATACTTCAAAATCACTATAAGCAATATGAGAACCTTCATGAAGAGCCAGACCAACAACGTGGTCAAAGTTTTTCTCATTAATGTTAGAACTGATGGTAACTGATTTACCATCTGTGAATGAATCTCCACGAGTCATGAATTTAACAGGGATATTTTCCCCACTTACAATACGGACAAAATTACCGATTGCTCTTTTATGACCAGCCAAACCCATGTGGTCTTTTTTAGGTTTGTTAATAACAATATCATCTTCTTTCGTACCAATGGTGGCAAGAAAGTCATTTACTTCGGTTTGTCTATCAAACCAAAAATCTGAATATTTACTCATTTGTTTGTTTTTTCCCTTTTTGTCATATATGAATATAACACTAAAACCCTATATAAGTCAAGCATTATTTTCATTTATTTGTAAGTTTCTGCGTATATACCCATACCATTCATAGCTTCGTCAAAATCATGTTGTTCTTTTAACATACCATTTAACTCGTGAAAGAACTCTTCAGGTAACTCTACCTTCTTTTTCTTTATACAGTACCAAGTACAGTAATTTCCACCTTTATATTCAATGCAAGCTTTTACTTTTTTACATTTTTGACAAATCATCGTTTTTTCCCTTTTTCTCATATATGAATATACGAAGAAAAAATGATAAAGTCAAGCGTTTTCTTTAATTAAATACTGACCAGAATTTGTCTATGATTAGACCGATGAAACCAACACCAATGACACCACGCCATTTAGTTGTATTTTCTCTGAATTGACTATTGAGTTTTGTTTCGGCCCATAGTCCTTCGTGTGGATTGAACATATTCTCTTTGATAAACCGTAGATTATCATCTGTTTTATTGTGAGCTATGACCATTGAATTTTTTAAATCGTCTATATCTGATTTAATAACATCTATCTTGTTATGTATTAGGTCAAATTCTGATTTATCAGCCTTGTTCATGTCTATAAATATAAATCTATAAATTTAACATTGTATTTCTTCTCGTGGGAAATACAAAATTATTTCTTTTCCCACACCCACACAGGCTCACAGAATTTACCATCGAACCTTTTTATCATTTCCGGCTCTCTATTACTCTCACCCGACTCTACGGCATTTCCAACACCAATACAATTTGGTCGTGTGGCCATCTCCATTCCTATACACCCAAGATAATCAGAATCTTTAAATGTATCTATAAACTCATTCATTGGATCACATATTGATAACCAACCTTTCTTCTTACCTTGACTACTAGCATTCACATCAGAAATATTCACACATAACTTTCCACCACTACGTAAAGAGCCCCACATATTTTCTATTGACCTCTGTAGGAAGTTCTGATTCCATTGGTCGATGTTCTTATACCTTACCCAACTTTGTGTATCATCATAACTATATCGCTCTACATTGAAATATGGTGGTGATGTAAAGATAATATCAAACGTATCTTTATATTGGTCAAAATCAAACTCTTCTGCTGGTGAGCAATGAAACTCTGCTTTCTTCTCCGTTTCAAAGAAACCTAACTGATTAGCATAATATTTTGATTGTTCTTCATATATTGGATGATTCTCCTTACGAGGATCAATTCCAACATATAGTTCGGTATTCATACTGGCATAAAATCCAGCCAACCTATCACCCCAACCCGCAGAGAAATCCAATACATTCTTTACATCGAAATAATCATACAGAGCCTTAGCCGCATTGGGTTTGAATTGACTACAAATGTATTTTCTCAACCCTAACATGGTTCTCAATATAGATTTATCAATCTTCTCCATCTTCAATGTATAGGCCGCTCCCATCAATGAAGTCATNAANTTCNNNTCACCCCAAGTCCGTAAAGGACCTGGCGAAATAGTACCATCTACTGACCATCTGTTTTCTTGTTGAAAGAAATTAGATGATTTATTACCTGTATTGTTTCTCTTAATATATTTCTGTGAACCTTTGTAAGTTAATGGCCACTCATATCCATTTTCAGCTCTAGCAAACCATTCACCTTCTTGTAGTAAATCATGAACCCAAGTGCCTTTTAGCTTATTAAAGTCCTTTCTACATTCATTTTGACTTATCTCTTGGTATGGTGGTGGATAAGTCATGGCAACTGTTGCCAGAGATTCTTTTACATCATCTTTCTCGAATGTATCTTTGATGTATGACCATTCTTTTTCGTTGATGTGAAGATATGGAACTTGATATAGAAACTTATTAAAGTAAGGTAGGTACATTATATAGTTATGCCATTTCTTTCTATCCAACCGTCCATAGTATCTTTTTGTTTTTCTGAATACTCTGTATTAGCATGCCATTTCCAAAAGTTCTTACTTAGGTTAAACCAACCTTGTCTATAGACTTTCGGATCTCTTTGAGCTTTCAACTTCACTTCATTATACATCATAGAAGATATCTGACGATAATAATTGTGGTCTTTTTCAACTTTATCTTTCTCATCAAGTTCTAGTTTTGTTTGTTCTATCTCATCATCAATTTCTTTTGAATCTAATATTTTATCAACTGGCGTTTGAACAATTTCTTTTTGAACTTCCACTAAACGAGGTGGGAGTGGAGATTTTAAAATTTGAATCTCCTCTTTTAACTTATCTATTTGTTTTAAAGCATTTTTGTATTGTGTGTTTTTAGCATTATATTTTGCTTGATAATCGGTACTCATTTTACTCCCCAAATAACTCCTTGAATGCCTGGTTGGCAGCATTTGATTGTTTAGTCTTGACTTTGACTTCTTCTTTCGTTACTTCTTTGATAGCATAATCACCACGTTTCCAAAAGTCATTTTCTATCTTACTGGCCATCATATCAGCCTGATGTAATATGTAGGCAATATTAGATTTAAGTTGTCTTTCTTTTTGATAAGCAACATAATAACTTTTATTAGCTTCTTCGTACATACCATCTGTCAATCTTAAACCAAGATATTCATTTTCTGTCATGACGACTCCAAAGTGTTGTAGTATCCAACAAGCTCTATCCGTAACCGTCATGAATTGTAGATTACCATTATGTTTGTATATCAGACCTTGATTCTTTCTATGCCAATCCGAATCATTTGGTGTATAGTAATCCTCGGCTAAATCACCAACCTTACCCAAGTCATGATGTAGAGCAGAGAATATCAATTCCTCTTTGGTAAAGTTATCAACTATAGCTCCATTTCTATCCCAAAGTTCATATATCTGCTGTGCTAAATCGGTGATATGTAAAACGTGTTCCACGTAACCACCGGCATGAGCATTATGGAAGTGTTCCTTACCACTAGCTGGTGCCATACACATTCTTTCGTCAAAGTAATGATACATATTGAGAAGTTTTTCTCTCCGCTCACTTCCTTCTTCAAATGTATCTTTTACAATTTGAATTAATTTTTCCCAATTCTCTTGTATTTGTTCTGGTGTTAGTTCTTTCATGTAGTAACCTCTTTAAATTGTTCTATTCCAATATTGTTGCTAATTCCATTTTCAATTATTGCTTTTTCTATTATGTCAAATCTCAAGTTATAAGCACCATTGGTAGATACAAAAGAAACATCAGACCAATTGGTTTTTTTTATAATGGAATTTATATGATTTTTATTAGACAAAACAACAATGCCATATCCTCTTCTTTGTGGTAATTTTTCAAAATCATAATATATTTTCATCTTATCTTTTCCAAAACAAGTTGAAGGCAAATAATAATCACAAGTATTTAAATGTTTTTTATTTCTTGTACTGCCTGGAGTTCCCCCATCAGATAATGAATATATTTTAATAACTCCATTTAAAACTGGTTTTGATTCTTGTATTTTATGTAGTTTAGACCATATTTGAAATATTACATTAACTTTAACTTGCTTACCATCTGGATAATAAAAATCAGAACTCACAATTTCACTATGAATCAAATTCAATCCTTCGACTCTATTCTTACAACTACCTTTACCATCGCTATCAAATAATTGTGGTAATATAAAACACACAAAGTCTGAAAATTTAGCAGCATGGTTAATAAACTTGAGTGCTAAATGACCTCTCAATCCAAATGGGGGATTTCCAATACATATATTATCAGAAGTTTTAGGCTTCCATGACAAAAAATTGGATTTTTCTATTCCATCAGATTTCGGTTCTATATCAATACCAGTTCTTTTATTTGATGGAAGTAAATTATAAAAACTACCATCACCAGCAGAGGGTTCAATAAAATGATAATTTGAAATATCAACATTCCATTTTTTCAAAATTTCATATGTTTTGTCAATACAATATTGAGATGATTCTTTTGAAGTAAAAAATTGATCTTTTTCTTTTTCAGAATGTTCTGTATAATCTATTTCAATACCATCCATTCTACATAGATCAAAATAATAATATGAAGGAACAGATTTAAGTTCAATCCATCTTTTTATTGTACCTCTATTTACAGCCAAATGGGATGAAAGTTCATCTATCGTATATTTTTCATTTAAAGATTGAAAAAATTTAAATATATTATTTTTCATGAAAAATGTCTAACCAAAAATTTTGAAAATTCAATATCTTTAGGATTTTCAGAATCATGGAAATATGTCAATCCTGCTGCAATTCCTTTTCTCAAAGTAGTATTTGACATATCGAATTTCCAACCCCCTTTACATGGAGTAGATTTCTTTTCAAAAATAGAATGTCTCGTTCCATATACCATTTCAGTATTTTTAATTATAGTAATATAAAATCCAGAATATACAAGATCAAATAAAACTAATTTATCATAAACTTCAACTTCTTTAATAACATCATGTTGCCAAGAATTGGTTTTAGTTCCCTTCATTGCGGTTTTCATTTCTGTTCGCAATGAATTTGCTTTCATATCATAAGTACCATCTTCTGGTTTAATATTCTTATCACCATCCCATACTACTGAATAGTCAGTATATTCTTGTAATATCCTGTGAAAATGATATTCTCCCCAGCGACCTCTTTCATCACTTGATAAAGGAAGAAGAAATTCAAATTCAGAACCTTTCCAGATATTTTTTCTGTTTAAGAGTGATACTTTGCGCGATTCATTTAAAATCTTATCATTAATATTCATATTATTTCCTTTTGTTTTCTTTATTTAACAAAACTAATTTTTTTCCCCATCTCTTATACCTAAATATAACACTAAAAGCCTATATAAGTCAAGCATTATTTGCAATATTCTTTAAATTTTCTGTTCTTTTATGTGCTATATTGAAAATCTCTTCATCCTTCTCTGAACCATAGTAATTTCTACCTATATTATAACTAGCTATAATAGTTCGGGCTTTAAATCTTCTAAGGCTTGTAACTATCGTAACTACATTATTGGTAGGATTAAGTTTACTATATACTTTCTTTTGCCAATCTAAGTATTCGTTGTCGTCTTTTATTGGCGTTAGATTTAACTCATCATAATCAGGTGGTGAAAAACAAGTGTAATCATATTTTATATCACGTTTCGTTAAAGTATCTAAACAATCCTCGTGGAATATTTCATTCAAAGCTTTCTCACTTTGTTCTTATCTAACTTTAACCTATGTGTATACGTACCTTCTTTCTGAATGACCGTGTAGAAATCACCATCTATACTTTCTACCATATATCGCTCAGTAAGACCTACTGTTTTGACAGTAACCCAATCTCCGACTTTTGCTTTTTTCTCTGATTCTCGGCTTTCAAGCCACTTTTGTTCTTCACTCATTATTAACCCTTATAAAAAATAAATATTGGTTCATACTTTGATACGCTACCATCAACTTTTACTGAATTCTTCACGTTAGATTGATCAACTCCTATCATTGATGACATCAACATCTTTAACTTACCTTTATATTCACCACCAAGTGATTTTACTATCTCAATACTATCTTCTTCTAACGGGTGGTATCTATCTTTTCCTATCTTTATTGAAGCTATATTCCATAGTAAATACCTATCTGATTTTAGACTCTCGTAAGCATTTGTTAATGTTGGTTTTAAGAAGTTATCTCTCCAATCATGATACATCGGATAAGCCTTAAATGATTGTTCTTCATCTTCACTATATTGTTCCCTATCAAAATAAGGTGGTGAAGTAAATACCATATCTAACTTACCTTTATATTGTTGAAAGTCTGGATGTTCACCAATATGTTCTGAACCTTCTTGGAAAACATGATAAGTATTTCTCTTTTCTTCCCAAAATGGATTAGTCTCTAAGGCTTCATTGTTAAAGAAGTCAGCCACATACTCGTATCTTGACTTACCTAACTCATCTATGTAGTTATCTGTATTCGGGTCCGTGCCGATGTAATGAATGTCCTTCTTGGATGACATAGCACCTAATATTCTACCACCCCAACCGGAAGATGGATCGTAAATGTTTAATGGAGTGTCTTGTTTAATATGGTCTGTATATTTCTCATACAA